CTGACTCGCTGGCAGAGGTCGCGGGATTCTTCAAGATCACCGATGACATGGCAGAGGACGCCGACTACGTGGTATCCGAAATCAACTCGACCGCACTCTACGATCTGCAACTGCGCGAAGAACTCGCATTGCTTTCTGGTGACGGTACCAGCAATTCCATCAGGGGCGTACTCAACCGCGATGGCATCCAGACGATCGCCAACGCCACGGGGGAGAAGGACAGCGACCCAGATCTGATCTTCCGAGCCATCACCGCTGTGCAGGAAGTGACCGGTTTCGCTGCTGATGGCATCGTCATCAACCCAGCTGACTACCAGAGCATCCGTCTGTCGAAAGATGCGAACGGTCAGTACTTCGGTGGTGGTTTCTTCGCGGGACAGTACGGCAATGGCGGCATCATGCAGAATCCTTCACTGTGGGGGCTGCGCACCGTGGTCTCTGCCAGCGTTGCGAAGGGCACCGCCGTCGTCGGCGCATTCTCCACTGCGGCGAAGGTGTTCCGTAAGGGTGGAGTCCGTATCGAGTCCACAAACTCCCATGGGGATGACTTCACCAACGATCAGATCACCGTGCGTCTGCGCGAACGTCTCGGTCTGCAGGTCAAATACCCTGCAGCTATCGCCAAGGTGACCCTTGGCACTGCGGCATGAGGTGATCGATGATGATGAAACCCTATGAACTCAATGGGCGAACCTTCCTGTATGGGGAAGGGCGACAGCCGAAAGACGCGGTTGAGGTCCCGCAACGCGTACCGGAGAACAAGGATGCATCCAAAACGGTGAAGCGCAAGACCTCCACCGTCAAACAGGGGAAGTGAGGTGACGGGGCGATGACTGAAATGATCACAGACTTGGTATCCAAAGATTTGGTGGTTGATTCATCGACATGGCTCAAGGCCGCACAACAATCAGTACGGTCATACTGTGGCTGGCACATCGCCCCGAACATCGAACAGACCATGAGATTGAACTCCTACGGCGCTCGCACACTGCTCCTGCCATCCATGCACGTCACCGACATCTCAAGCCTCATAATCAATGGCGTTGAAATGAAAGATGACATTGACTGGAGCACGGCAGGAACGGTGAAACTCCGGAAAGGCTGTTTCCCTGACAGTCCAGGTGCCGTCACGGTCACACTGAAACACGGGTTTGACGCAGCTGAAGTCGCCGACGTGACATCGTTGATGCTGAAGCTCGCCCAACGCGGTTCCACAGGGCCAGGAGTCATCGGATCACAGTCCACGAACGGTTCAAGTGTCACGTTCATCACTGCGGGTGGAGCACCTTTAAGCATCCCGTTATTACAGATCGAAAAGGATGCTCTGCAGCCCTACAAGCTGACCTGGGGCGTGTCATGAGCACCGCAGCGGAATACGTTGAGCAGAACTCGATGTTCGCCCTACGGTACACGGAACAGTTCACACGCCAACGCAGGAAACAGGTGGTGGACCCCTATGACCCCGACAACACCACGTCAGGGGATTGGACCGATACGGACGACCTGCCTGTCTGTGGCGCACTGACCTCGCTAACCAGCGTCGAACAGGATGATGCCACCCGCAGCGAAGCCATCAGCACAGCACAGTTCGTATCGGACAATCCCGGTATCGACGTGCAACGTGGAGATCGCCTTCAATCCAGTGATGGGCGCAAATGGCACGTCGTCGGTTACCCGACGAAGGACATGAACGCCTTCACTGGCTGGCGTCCGACACTGGTATGCAACCTGGAGGAGGTGATCGGCTGATGCCCGCATCAGGACAGACACAAGTGGAATTCAACGACTCGTTCTTCGAATCGATCCTGCGCAGCTCCGGCGTCAAAAGCCTCTGTACGCAGAAAGCCGAAAAGGTGCTGCAAGCAGCAAAAGCCAGTGCCCCCGTCGACAGCGGAGCGTACAGGGACGGCCTGCAACTGCGCACGGTATCCAGAGCACACCGAGACGCCGTCATGGTAGTGGGCACGGACGCGAAAACCATGCTCATCGAATCCAAGACCGGCAACCTCGCCCGCGCATTGAAGGCCGCGAAATGACCCTCTACCTGCCACCTGACATAGAACTGTTCCTCACCGGATGGCTGCGCTCGCGCATCCCCAAGGTCCGGTTCACCAACAGGGAACCCGAACAGCTGTCCACTCCTCTGGAGCAGCCGGTGGTCGTGATACGTGACGATTCCGGCCCCGCCACCTCACAGGTCACATTCGACCGCTCCATAGGTGTAAGTGTGCTGGCGGGATCCAAGACCAACGACAAGCCGGCCAATGATCTCGCGAGGCTCATCTATGCGCATCTGACCTGTGAAGAGATCGTCACCGCTCGGGAGTCGCCGGTCGCCGCGCTCATCGATTCCGGTTGCAACGGCCCTTATCCGGTTCAGGACGACCATGATTACGCACGCCGGTACCTGACCGTCGAATATTCGACGGTCGGCACCATCCAATAACCATCAACATTCCTCGAAGCCACCCCGTACGGAGTGGCTTTTCTCATATCCAAGGAGAAAAAACATGACAGCAGATGCCAAAGGCAACGATCTTCAAGCAGTAGATGTCCCCATCACCGGACAACTGGCCGTCGCCCCATACGACGCGGCCAACCTGCTCACCTCCGAGCAGGGAGGCGGGCCTACGGTCACTTGGCCGACCACCAATCCTTACGTGTGGCTGGGCCTGATCAAACAGGACGGCGGTGCCACCGAGAGCCAGGACAAGGATGATGCCATCGAGTTCTTCCAGAAAGGCTATTTCCTAAACCAAGACCCAACGCTGACCATCCAGTATGGGTTGGCGGAGTTCAACGCCGCTGTCCGCAAACTCATCACCGGTCAGACTGCCGACGCGAACGGCATGATCGCTGTCGATACATATACGCCGGACACGAAGTGGATTCTCTTCTATGAAGAGATCTACAAGAACGGCAAAATTCGTCGTCTGAACGGTGTCGTGCAAGTCACCAACACAGAAGTGGATCAGTCCGAGCGTGGCAACGTCAAGGGCAGATCGGTAACGATGACATGGCAGCCAGATCAAATCGTAGGCAATGGTTCCACCACCAAGTTCAACGAATGGCAGTACGACCCAAAAGCGTGAAGTCGGTAGCAGTGACCGCCGCTGATGGCGGAACTGCACCGACTGTTCAGGCTGGTTCAACAATTCAACTGAAGGCCGTCGCGACATTGGCAGACGCTTCGACGATTGATGTCACCGCATCATCGCAGTGGGCATCGAATGCGGTGTCCAAGGCAACTGTGGCCAGCACAGGGAAGGTTACCGGCGTTGCTGCGGGGACGGCGGAAGTTACCGCTACAAGCGGTGACGCCACATCGCCGGCCGTGACTGTCACAGTATCCGCCTGAAAGTTATTCATCCCATCCGTGTGGTTCATGCTCTCCATGCGGATGGGATTTTCACATAAAAGAGCCTCATCTTAAAGGAGCATAAGAATGGTACAGAAGAACGATATCCCGGATGATCTTAACTTTGAAGAAGCCACCGAAGAATCATATGAAGCAGGAATCGTCGAGGCTGGCAAGGCATTGGAAAACCGCTATATTGTCAGATTCCCCGACCTGTATGTGAGAACTTACGAGGGACATACTTACCGCCTACCGCTGGCAGTGAGGGCTGACTACTTCGATGACGAGGACGGCCAGGAATCGCCATTAGCGCAGATTAAATCGGTGCTGACGCGCGAGAATCCAACCAAACGTAAATTGATCAACAGTGAAATGTCGGTCACCTTGCTTGCCATTGGCGACAGGTATGCGGATGTCATCGCCGATGTGCAGATGGCATCACTGGGAAAATACAAGGCTTCCTCCGCAGTATCGAAGCCGACCGCGTAGAAGCCGCTGCGGACTTCGCCAGACTTGGATGGTCGCTGACTGGTGACGTGGGTAACCGGCTGCGTTACGGCGACGCGATGGCGTTGTACGCCTCACTCATGGCCGACCCATCAAGCATGACCGGGGCCAAACATCTCGGACTGGACTATCCGATGAGCTGGGAGGGGTTGTCCGCCTCCTTCCACCAGCGAGGGTATCTTATGCTGGCACCGCTGCGCATCGGTGAGGAAACGGGGCATGCCCCTGCGGACGATGAGGAACTGGAACAGGCGAAGGCGAAACTCAGCCCGTTCCCCGGAGTGAATGTTGAGGAGTTGCCATGACAGGTGCAGCAGGGGCCGAGGTTGGGTCGGGACACGTTTCGATCTTCCCAGTCATGACAGGGTTCCGGTCGATGGTCTCCAAAGAGGTCCAGGCATCGGGCAAGGAAGGTGGCAGCATCTTCTCTCGCGCCTTCCAAGGCGTCGGGTCGAAGGCGGGATCATCTCTCGGCAAGGATATGAAGAGCGCGTTCAACGGTTCGGCCGGTGACCTGGCTTCACCCGCTTTGAAGAAGATGCAGTCTGAGGTGGCATCAGCAGCCCGTGCGATGAGCGCAGCGAGACTCAAGCAGCAGGACGCTGCAGGCAAAGTGCGTGTTGCCGAAGCGCAGTTGGCGGCGGCGATAGCGAAGAACGGTGCCGAATCGGTGCAGGCCGTAGCCGCTTCCGAGCGTCTTGCCTCGGCGAAACGCAGGGAACAATCCACCTCGGAGGCACTGACGGCAGCCGAAGGTCGCCTCAAGGATGCCAAAAAGGCAGTCTCCGATGTCAAACAGGCCACCATAGAAGCACCAAAGACAGGCGTGTTCACCAACGCCATCCAACGTATCCGCGGCAGCGTACAGGGATTGAACCGTGAGAACGTCGATGCGGTCTCCTCGAAGCTCTCTGGCTTCGGTGTTAAGTGGGGAGTAGTCGCCGGAGTAGCCGGGGCGGCGACGCAGCGGATCCTAGGGTTGTTCTCCGGCATGATCTCTGGAGCCGAGGATGCGTCCGACTCGACCCAGAAGTTCAAGTCCACGCTCAATTTCGCGGACATAGATACGAACACCATTGCCAAGCTGGTGGATCAGACCCAAGACTATGCCGACCGGACTGTTTACGATCTTGGTGATATACGTTCGGCGACTGCTCAGCTGGCTTCAAACGGAGTCAAGGATTATGCGAATCTCGTGGAGGCCGCAGGAAACTTGAACGCGGTGGCGGGAGGCAACGCAGACACGTTCAAAAGCGTCACTATGGTTCTCACTCAGACCGCAGGGGCCGGCAAGCTCACCACCGAGAACTGGAACCAGATGCGTGACGCCATTCCTGGCGCATCAGGAAAGATCCAGGATGCTTTGAAGAAGAACAAGGCTTTCACGGGCAACTTCTCCGACGCTTTGGAGAAGGGCCAAGTTAGCGCCGAAGAGTTCAACAAAGCGCTAATGGATTTGGGCATGACCGATATCGCGAAGAAAGCTGCCGCGGACAGCAGTACATTCGAGGGGGCGATGGGCAATTGGGAGGCCGCTGTCGAGAAGTTTGGCAGCACTTTCCTTGACACGATGAAACCACAGCTGACCGGTGCGATCAATTTTGCATCTGACAAGCTCGGCAATTTCACCAACTGGTTCAAAACCACATGGAACTCCGTGTCTGGTCTGATCGCGAAGAAAGACTTCAAAGGGGCGTTCAAAAAGGCCTTCAACGTCGACGATTCGACCATGAACCGCTTGTCCGAGTCCTTTTCAGGTATCCATGATGGGCTGGACAGCATCGGTGATGCTTTGAACCCGCTCAAATCCAAAGTGACAGGTGCGGGAAGCTCTTTCCCGACGCTAAACCGCGGGTTGAACGGATTCGCCCAGGCGTTGGACACTGTCCAGCCTGTCCTCCCTGCCATATCTAAACTTATTGACTTGTTTGGGGAACTCCCTACAGGAGTACAGTCTGCCGTGCTCGGATTTGCACTCTTCGGCAGACAGACCAGCATGATCCTCACGCCGATCGGCATGGTGGTGAAAGCCTCGGCGGGATTGGTGAAAGGCATCGGTTCCGTCGGTAGCGCCATCAGTGGAATGGTTTCGGGCAGACTCTCGAAAGCCAGCTCGATATCATCCATAGCGGAGTCACTCGAATCAGCGGGGAGTAGTGCGTCCACAGCCGCGCCCAAGATCGGGAACGCAGCCGCAAGTGTGGAAAAACTTGACACCAAAGCCGCCGGAGCAGTGAAGAAGACCGGCGGGCTCTCTTCCGCGCTAGGTGGTATCAGTCCCGCAAGCGTAGCCTTTGGCGCAGCCGCACTCGGCGTCACGGCTTATACCGCCACAATGAGCGACCAAATGCAGAAAACCCAGGATATGGTCGATGACTTCTCCGCGGCAATGAAAGAAGGAGCAGATAGTGTAAGTAGCTTCTGGTCGAAGATACAATCCGGACAGTCTGGCGACCTTGGCATCATCGATAAACTGAGCTCACTGGGTAAAGACAGTAACTTATCCTCACTGGTCAAAGACACGGGGACCAGCTGGTCAACCGTCAAGGATGCGATAACCGGCACCGGTGATGCCATGTCTCAACTGGATAAGGCAGCCGGTTCGGGAATAACCTTCAACGGCACATACAAGGCGAAAATGCAGAGCCTTCGCGATGTGGTGAACGATCTGAAAGGTTCCTACCAGGACACCATCAAGGAGATGATCGAATATTCGCAGACCCAGAACGCGATTAATAACGGTACCAGCGCTGTCCAATCCGCTTTCAGCCAACTCTCTACCACGCTGAAAGCCAACGGCGACGATCTGGCGAACAACGGACA